TTAGCTACCGGGCTTTACCGCGCTCCTGATCGCCGCGTCAACCGCCTCGGCAGCATCTGCCTGCATCCCCGGCATGACGTGCGAATAGAGGTCGAGCGTGATGCCGATCGTCGAATGCCCTAAACGCTCGCTGGCGACCTTCGGGTGAACGCCGGCCGCGAGCATCTGCGAGGCGTGGGTGTGGCGCAGATCGTGGAAGCGGATGCGCGGCAGCTTCGTCTTGCCGAGCACGCGAATCCATTCGTGCGTCAGCGAGCGTGGCTGCAGCGGCTGGCCGTCGACCTGGGCCACAACAAAGCTATCGGCATCTGGACGGATGCCGAGGCGCAACTGTTCCTCTGCCTGCCGGGTCCGGTGGGCCTTCAACTCGGCGACGGTGGCGGCTGACAGAGCCACGGTTCGCGCCCTACCTGATTTCGGCTCCTTGTAGCGCACGCCGTCTTTGGTCTGTTCGGCGCTTTCCACGATCGCCAACTGGCGTAGGTTGTCGCCAAGGTCGACGTGGCGCCAGCGTAGGGCGAGGATCTCGCCGCGACGCAGTCCGCACTTCACCGCCAGCAACATCGGAATGAACATGCGGGTCGAGCGAAGCTCTTCGATGAGCTGCGCGGTCTGTGCAGCGTCGTAGGCCAACATCTTCTTGCGCTCGACCTTGGGCGGCGTCGTCGCCGCTGCCGGGTTCCGTGACAGCCGCTCCCAGGTCACTGCCTGGCTCAAAGCCTTTATGAGAACGCGCCGGTAATGGTGGATCGTCCTGGGCGCCAATGGGGGCAGGGGCTTGACCTCCTCGCCTTCCTTGCGCTTGCGATGGTCGGCACGCGGCTTGGTCAACGCCTCAGAGAACGCGGCGTCGATGCGGTCGGTCTTCAGCTTGGCCAAGGTCACGATGCCGATGAGCGGGGCCAGACCCTTGCGGCATATCTCGGTGTAGCGCTCGAAGGTCTTTGGCGCGACCGACGGCTTGATGAACCTCAGCCACTCGTCCAGAAACTCGGCAACCGTCTGTTTGGTAGGCTCGACATAGTTGCCTTGCTTCATCTCAGTGATGAGCCGGGAACATTCCTCCTGCGCCTGGCGCTTGGTGCCCTCGAAGCTGTGCCACTTTCGGCGGCGCTTGCCGGCCTCGTCGTAGAGATCGAGGACTATGGCCCACTTGCCGGGGCTGCGTTCCTTGATGTGGCCTTTCATTGCTTGACTCCGTTCCTGTCCTCCATCCGGCGGCGTATTCGTGTCGCCCAACCAGACTTCAGCCAAAAGGGCTCAAAGCCATATTTTCGGGCGAAGGCGCTGGGGTCGGCTTCTTCTTCAGCCTTCATTTCGCTGATGCGCTTTTCGAGGTAGGCTTCCTGCTCTTCGTCCGAGAGTGCTTGGTACATCTCGTTTTCTTTCAGAGTCTCGTGGAACGAAATGAGCCCGATATATTTGTTTTCCTCCGAGTATTTTTTTTGCTCGGCGGCTTTGTCCACGGCCTCATTGGCGTCGGCGATGCGCTTTTGCACAGCCTTGTCAGCACCCTTGAGCGTTCGGGCAGTAATGATGTCGATGATGACGTTGTAGAACGTCACCAGAATCGCCTGCAGACCGCTGACGCCGTCCAGACCGTTGGAATTGTGCTCATATCCTTGTTCCATCGCCTCACGTAGTTCGCCCTGGGTGAACAGCAAGTCAGATGTTTCCGGGTTAATAAGCAGTCGCTGTAGCCATATCGCGTCCTTCATTTGTTCCGACATGACAGTGACGCCGTCGGTAGCGAGGTCTACGGCCTGCTCAAGCTCGTTGCTTATGAATAGGCCAATCTTACAGAGGCGGCGGATCGCATCGGAGCGGGTGTTTATCCGATTCGCGAACCGCCACTCCTCAATCGCCGCGATCTCTTCTTCCGACATCATTATCGGGACGCGGTTTTCGCGTGGCTTGACCACCTTCGTTTCCCCTTCCGTGCCTTTCTATCCTCTCTTTATAAAAAATCGGCACAAGAAGCACAAGTGGCATTGCTCGGAACGGACAAGGAACTTATAAGAAAAAAAGGCACAAGTGATGCCGGAAACGATTCGAGCAGAAGGAATGACGGGCTATGACGCTCGATGAAGCGCTCACCCAGGCGACTGTGTCCGTTCAGACGGCCGGTCATGTGTTCTTCAAACTGGGCCGCAACGCCTCTTATGAAGCTGCGAAGCGAGGCGACTTCGAAACGATCCGAGTAGGCGGCAAGATCGTGGTCCCCGTGGCGCCAATCGCCGCACGGCTTGGCCTTCGGATGAAACTCAGCGGCGTAGAAGGGGCGGGCGTCCCGACATGAATGACGATGTCACAGTCGAGCAGGAACGCGCCTTCGACGATTGGTGCGAACTGGCTACCCGAGCCGCAGAGACCAAGGCCCTCGTCGATGCCGTCGCGTCGGGAAGGGCGTTCGCCAGGTTCCATTATCTCTTCATTGAATCCGAGCGCGGGGCGAACATCTCGCCACTGCGCTCCGAAAGTGCAGCATGATCAAGAAGAAGGATTTCCCGCTTATCGAACTCGCCAGCATCCGAACCGATGGTGGCACGCAATCGCGAGCCGTCATCGATAAGTCCGTGGCGTTCGAATATTCCGAAGACATTGCGGACGGTGTTTGGTTCCCGCCAGTCATCATCTTCCATGACGGCGAGGCCTATTGGCTAGCCGACGGCTTCCACAGATACGAAGCCCACGCAATGGCCGGCAAGAAGAAGATCGCCGCCGACATCAAGCAGGGGACGCGCCGCGATGCGATCCTGTTTTCTGTCGGGGCCAACGCAACCCACGGCCTGAAGCGCAGCCGAGCTGACAAACGGAGGGCGGTCGAAACCCTTTTGAATGATCCAGACTGGTCGTCTTGGTCGGATTGGGAAATCGCCAGAAAATGCAACGTCTCCAACCATCTCGTGAAAGACGTGAGAGAGGATCTAGGTAGGAATTCTCCCAGTGAGCGCACCTACAGAGACCGACACGGAAACCTGTCCTCGATGGATACTTCCCGCATCGGCAAAGCCAACGGCGGCGACGCCAAGAGTGGGGCAGCCGGATCCGAAAAGCAGGCGCAACAGGCGGAGCATGATCGCCAGTGCGACGAAGCCCGAGCGGGTCTCCCCGATGCCATCAAGCAACATGCTGCAGCCCGTGACGAAGCCGCCGCGCAAGCCAAGACCAGCAAGGTGGCGCCGGCCGACGATCTCGCTGACCGTGTTGCTGAACTTGAGGAAGCCATCCAGGGCCTTGAAGCTGACAACGCCGCGCTGAAGGCCGAGAACGCCAAGTTCGGCGATATGTGGGTCCAATATCAGAAAGGCGGGTTCGACTCGGTCATTGCTGGCAAGGACGAAGAGATTCGCTCCCTCAATGCCCGGCTGATCCAGGAAAGCGAAGACAAAGCTGGCTGGATGAAGCGCGCCAAGTCCTGGCAGAAGCGCGCTACCGATCTCGGCTGGTCCACCGACGTCGTGATCCCCATCGACCAGCAGTCCGACGAGGTAATCCGGCTTGACTGACGTGTCCGATCTCGTCGACCGGATAAGGTCGTTCGGCGCGAACATCGTGCTGGACGGCAATTCCCTGCGCGTCGTCAATCGGCAGAAGCTGCCTCCGGCGGCTGGCGCCTACGTCGCGAAGCACGGAAAGGCGATCGCCGAATATCTGCGGTCTGATGAAAACGTCGAGTTCGAAGAGCGCGCAGCCATTGTCGAGTTCGACGGTGGCGCGCCTCGCGAATGGGCGGAACAGTTCGCTCGCTACCTCACGAAGACGAAACCGGCGACCGCCGGCGCTATGGAATGGTCATGGTTCCTTACGATCTGCGGCCGGATGATCGACGAAGCCCCGAGGGCCGCATGAACGCGCTTCTTCCGATGCACCAGCAGATCGAGCTTCGTCCGCATCAAGTGCGCACAGAAGAGCTGTTGCGCCAGCGTATTCGCGAAGGCGCCCGACGCATCATCCTTGTAGCGCCGACGGCGTTCGGCAAGACGGAAACGGCGATAGACCTGGTGACCAAGAACCAGGCCAAGAAATCTCGAGCCTGGTTCATCGTCGACCGCATCACCCTGATCGACCAGACCAGCGAGCGCTTCGCGAAGTACGGCATAGATCACGGCATCATCCAGGCCGACCACTGGCTGACCGACCCGACAAAGCCTGTGCAAGTCGCCTCGGCACAGACAGTCGGCCGCCGCAAATATCCCGACGACGATCTGCCGAAGCTCATCATCGTTGATGAAGCGCACTGCGAATACCAGACCACGCTGGAGCTGATCGAGCGCGCGAAGGACGCGATCGTCGTCGGCCTGACCGCAACACCCTTCACCGACGGCATGGCCGACCATTGGGATGCGCTGGTGAACGGCGCGACAACGAACCAGCTTCTGGCCGACGGATGGTTGACGCCGCTCAAGATCAAGGCCTGCGTCACGCCGGACATGAAGGGCGCCAAGAAGGCGTTCACCGGAGAATACGACGACACCGACGCCGGCCAGCGCGGCATCACGATCATCGGCGACGTGATCCACACCTGGGTTCAGCAGACGCAGAAGCATTTCGGCGGCCCGGTGAAGACGATCGTCTTTTCGCCGTCGGTCGCGCATGGTGAGGAGCTTTGCCGCCAGTTCGCCGCGGCCGGCTTCAACTTCCAGCAGATCAGCTATCTCGACGCATCCGACAACGAGCGGCGCGAGAAGATCGAAGAATTCCGCAAGCTGGATAGCGCCATACACGGGCTTGTGTCGTGCGCCGTGCTGACCAAGGGCTTCGACGTACCGGACGTAAAGTGCGGCATCTCCTGTCGACCATACCGTAAGTCCTTCAGCTCGCACGTTCAGGAGTTGGGGCGCGTGATGCGCATCGCCGACGGCAAGCAGTTCGGGCTTTGGCTGGACCACTCCGGCAACTGCGTCACGTTCGCCGAAGACACCGCCTGGCTGTTCGAGCATGGGGTGGACAGCCTATCGAGCGCACAGAAGAAGGACAGCGAAGCGCGCGAACCTGCCGAGCGTGTGAAGCAGAAATATTTCTGCGGCGAGTGCGGCCTACAGATGGAGCCGCACCATGACACCTGCCTGTCGTGTGGTTGGCGCCGGCCAAAGTACGGCGAGATCCAGGTGGTTGAGGGCGAGTTGATCGACGTCGACTTCTCGATCAGGAACGCCTTCGAACCTCGCAAGGGCCTGCGCGCCAAATGCCTCGATGATCCACGGGCGATATGGAACACCGCCCTGGCTTACTGCTTGTCGAACGGCAGGAAGGGCGACGAGGCCTCGCGCAAATGGGCCTACGGCATTTGGCGCGGCATCTATCCCGGCAGCAAGCTTCCCTACGGACTGTATGAGACGGCTTGCGAGCCGACAAAGGTACAGGTCGACGAGTGGCAACTGGTCGAGCGTGAAGTGAAGCGCTTCCGCAAAGGTTCTCAGCGGAGGGCTGCGTGACCACCATCGACCAAGCCATCAGCAACGCTTGCGACCAGGCCGGCATTCTGCCGCCCAAGGCGATGACGCGCTTCGGTCAGTGGCTGAAAACCGACACGCTGGCGGGCAAGTCCGGCAAGGGTGACGGGCGAGTGATCGTCAACGAACTGAACGTCACCGCCTGGAACTGGCAGACCGGCGAAAAGGTAACCGTCTGGCTGAAGAATGATGTTTCCCCGGTCGAGCGCCGCAAGATCGCGCGAGACATTGAGGCGGCCAACAAGAAGAGGCTTCAGCGTGCCAAAGAGGCGGCCGGCAAGGCACAAGCGATGATGACGAAGGCCTCACCGTCGCAACATCCCTATCTGAGCAGCAAGGGCTTCCCGCACGAGCGGGCGCTGGTCATCGCGGCCGACGCGGTCAAGGCGATCGGCGGCGAATACAGCTCCTACCTCCTGCCGGACAACGGCGGCGAGCGGGCGATCCTGATCCCGGCGCGCATCGGCTCCAACGTGTCGAGCCTGCAACTGATCTGGGAAGACGGAACGAAGAAGTTTCTGGCCGGCGGCGAGATGGAGCGCGCCTGCCATCGTGTGTCGGCCGGATCCTTCACATGGTTCTGCGAGGGCTACGCGACGGCGCTTTCGCTGCGAGCCGTCGTCAAGGCGCTGCACCGGAACGACTGCATCCTTTGCTGCTTCTCGGCTTACAACGTTCTGGCGGTCGCGCGGTCGACCAAGGGGCGCCGAGCAATCCTCACCGACAATGACAAGCCGCTGACGCAATACGGCGGGCTCGGCACCGGCGAGTATTTTTCGCGCCAGGCCAACATCCCCTTCCTTATGCCGCCCCAGCTCGGAGACGATCTGAACGACGTGCATCTTCGGGAAGGCATCTTCCCGGTGCAGCGCCTGGTGTCCAACTTCCTGCGGGAGGCGATCATGTAGGAGTCGATCGGCCGCAAGGTGCCAAGGCCATGTGGGTAGCGGCGTCATCGCCTGAGCCTGCATCCGGGAGCGGTCTGGTAAAGCCGTTCGTCGCGCCGGACAACAGCGACAACATATTCTGCACCAAGCCCCGGCCGCGCCGGGCGGAGACAATCCGGGATACGAGACCGGCTCCGATCGCAGAGGCACCATTACCCACACAGGACGCACCCGGAAACGAGGTGCAGCCTCTCCTAGATCGTCTGGATGGTCTTTGAGAGGTGCCGCTGCCAGCCGAGGCAGGTGTAGGGCCGACAGGGTAACCCCGGTCCGCGTCTCATCATAGACAATCACCTATCCAGATGTGCGCGTACCCCGTCCCGATCGGCACGGTAGCGCGTCACGCTTCGCTCCTGACGGGCGAAGTGTGTCCGGAGAAGAGGATGCCGGGATTAGGGCAGGCCCGAAAACAGAGGTAGAGATGACACAACAGCAGCCGCTTAGGTTCTATCAGTTCTCATCCTTCAACAAGCGCGGAGGCAAGACACACCCGCGAGTTGCCAGGACGAGGAATCGCATTCTCGATTTGTGGGAGGGCATGGCCAGCTATTCGACCATTGCCGAGGAATTGGACATTTCCATCAGCACGGTGGTCGAGTGCATCGCGAGGGCCAAGCGCCTCAAGGACCCGCGCGCCGACCGACCCTTTCGGCACCGGAAAATTCAGATGGCCGAAAAGCGCCGTCGAGAGATCAGGCGATTGCTCGACGACGGGTATCGGCCGCGCGAAATCGCCAAGCGTCTAGGAGTTTCAAAGAGGCTTGTCCTAATCAGGATGCGAGAGAGCGACGCGTCTACAGTAGAGAAAACTAGATGAAGGGACGGAAGACAGGCGGCAGGATCGCCGGCACGCCGAACAAGGTCACGGCCTCCATCAAGGAAGCCGTGACGGAAGCGTTCCAGAAGGCGGGCGGCGTCGACTATCTGGTCAAACTCGCTGCCGAAGACCCTCGCACATTCTGCGGCCTGGTCGGCAAGGTGATGCCTCTCCAGGTAGACGCAAAGCTTGACGGGCCGCTTACGGTTCAAGTCCTGAAGCTTGCGGGGTCGGATGGCGACGATCCAGCTCCCAAATAATGGCTGGCGCCCTCGCTGGTATCAGCGCAAGGCCTGGGACACATGGGAGCGCGGCTGCAAGCGTCAGCTGCTGTTCTGGCATCGCCGCGCGGGCAAGGACGAGATCAACCTGAACATGCACGCGGTGTCCGCACACGAGCGGCCCGGCACCTACTGGCACATGCTTCCCGAGGCCGCACAGGCGCGCAAAGCCATCTGGAACGCAGTCAACCCTCACACCGGCAAGCGGCGCCTGTTCGAGGCCTTCCCTGAACCGCTGATCGAGAACATGAACGACAACGAGATGTTCGTTCGGTTCAAGGTAGGATCGACGTTTCAGGTCGTGGGCTCCGACAACTTCAACAGCCTGGTCGGCGCGCCGCCGGTCGGCATCACGTTCTCGGAATGGGCGTTGGCCAATCCTGCGGCATGGGCTTACCTGTCGCCGATCTTGGCCGAAAATGGTGGGTGGGCATCCTTCATCACCACGCCTCGCGGCAACAACCACGCCAAGGGCATGCTCGACGCGGTGAAGGGCAACGTGTTCGACCCGGTGACGAATCCACGCGGCTGGTTCAGCGAGGTGCTGCCGGCGAGCGCCACCGGCGCCATCGACGAAGTCACGATCGAGGAGCAGCGGGCGATCTATGTGGGCCTGTTCGGCAAAGAGACGGCCGACATGCTCATCGATCAGGAATACTACTGCTCATTCGCGGGTGCGCTGATCGGCTCCTATTGGGGCGCAGAGATAGCGCGGGCCGAGCGCATGGGGCGCATCGGCACGGCGTTCGACATCGATCCCAGGCATCCGGTGCATACCGCGTGGGATCTCGGCAAGGCGGTCAACAACCCAATCTGGTGCTTCCAAGTCATCGACGGCGTACCGCTGATCGTCGACTTTTACGTTCCCGACAGCGAAGACCTGGAGGATTGGTGCAAGTGGCTCGACGAGCAGGGCTACCACGGCGACGACTTCGTTCCGCACGACATCCTGCATCCGCAGTGGGGAACGAAGCGAACCCGGCTCGACACGCTGAGGGCGCACGGTCGCAAGCCGAAGATGGTCGGCATGGTCAGCCTGGCCGAGGGCAACAACGCCGGCTTGCAGACGATCAAGGTGGCGCGCTTCAGGAACACCGACAGCGTCAACGACGGCGTCGAAGGACTGAAGGCCTACCGGCGCGAGTACGACGACGAGAAGAAGACGTTCCGCGACATCCCGGTCAAGAATTGGGCCGAGCACTACGCATCCGCGTTCCGCTACCTCGGCCTGGCGTGGCGGCAGGCTATCGTGGCGGCCGAGAAGCCAGCAGGCGACAAGGGCGCATATGTCGGACAGCCCGACGGCACGATACGAAGCCAGCAGACCGTCAAGGAAGCGGTCGACGCGATGGTTAGGAGGCGCCGGGCTCGTGGCTGATGAAACCTTCTTTCGGTTTCCGAATTAAACCCCTATGGCACTATATTTCTTCGACTTTTATGACGATGACGTTGCTCAACTCGACACCGTAGGGACGGAGTTGTCTAGCTTCGATGCCGTCAAGCAGGAGGCGGTGAAGGCACTCGTGGATGTTATAAGAGAGGTCCTGCCGGACGGCCCCCACCGGGAGTTGTCATTCAAGGTCCGCGATGAAGCCGGCCGCCAACTTATGCAGGTGATGATGACGTTCCATCTTCAGGGCGCCTAATCACTCGGCACTCCGGCGCTATTGAGAGGGCTCGCAACCGTGCCGCTTCAGGCGGGCCGCTCGCGCGCCGAATTCAGCAATTTTCTGAAAGAACAGCAATTTCGTGAAAGCCGCGCACGTGCAGGCTTTCCAAGCGGCTTAGATTTTCGCGGGCTCGCACTGATCATTGCTCCATCGATAGATTGGAGCAGCTATGCCGCGCGCAGGTGGTGTCTATTCAGCCCCTCCGGGCACCAAGGGAACGCCGAACACCCCGATCGAGTCGGCGAAGTACAACGCGCTTGTCGACGATCTGGTGGGGGACGCGAACGCTGCGCGGCCCGTCACGGCTGGCGGCTCGGGATCGAGCACCGCGGTAGGTGCTGCTGACAACTTCAACGCAGCTGGCGCGGACATGGCATCGGCCGCGACTGTCAACCTGGCAAATACCACAGGTACGCTGGTCAACATCACAGGCACGGTGCCCATCACGGCGCTCGGTACGCTTCCGGCTGGTGCCGAGCGGGATCTGGTGTTCGCCGCGTCGTTGACCCTCACGCACAACGCTACCAGCCTCATCCTGCCAGGTGGTGGCAACATCACCACGGCGGCAGGCGACGTCGCACGCATGCGCTCGCTTGGCGGCGGCAACTGGCGTTGCTTCGGTTATACGCGCGCCAACGGCACACCGCTTGCCATCGCAGCATCGTCGAGCATCGCTACACCCACCCTGACGTTGAAACAGAGCGCCGCGCCGACTCCTACAGCAGAGGGTGATATCCAGTGGGACACTGACGACAACGTCCTGGTGGTCGGCGACGGTGCGGCGCAACAGATTTTCGTTCCGCTACCGAGCGGCGCGGTAGCGGGAGACTTGCTCTACCTCTCGGGTGCCAAAGCCTACACGCGAATTCCCAAGGGGACGGCTGCCCAGCAACTGCGCATGAATGCCGGTGCCACGGCGCCGGAGTGGTTCACGCCCGACACATCCGGCATCGCCAAGGCGTGGGTTTCGTTCACGGTATCCGGCTCGACCGTCACTGTTCGGAAATCATTCAACGTGTCCAGCGTCGTGAGAAACGCGTCGATGGACTACACGATCAATTTCACGAACGCGATGGCGGACGCGAACTATGCGGTCGCGGGAGCCTCTAAGCCACAGGCCGCCACAGAAGCGTGGGGTGTAGCCCCATTCTCTGTGGCCTCACTGCTTGTCGGTTCTGTCCGGGTCATAACCAAACCGGCCGGTGTTTCTGGCGACGCCGAGTTTGTCAGTGTCGTGATCTATGACTGACCAACTCTTCATTCGCGGATGGGAGATCAACCTCTAATGGACCGCAATTTCCAGCGGGCGCTTGCGCTTGTGCTCAAATCTGAAGGCGGCTGGTCGGACAATCCGGCCGATCCCGGTGGGGCGACGATGAAGGGCGTCACGCTGGCGAACTTTCGTCGCTACGTGAAGGCCAACGCGACCAAGGCCGATCTTCGCAAAATCTCGGATCAGCAGATCGCCACGGTCTACCGGCGCTTCTACTGGGATCCTGTCGCCGGCGCCGAGCTGCCCGATGGAGTGGACTACGCCGTCTTTGACTTTGCGGTGAACAGCGGTCCAGGCAGGGCGGCGAAGTACCTCCAGGCGGTGTGCGGCGTCGGCGTGGTCCAGGACGGCCGGATAGGGCCGGCCACGCTTGCCGCGGTGCGGGCCAAGCCTGCCGGCGTCGTCATCGACACGCTATGCGATGCCCGACTGGCGTTCCTCAGGCGATTGCCGACCTGGCAGACCTTCGGCCGGGGCTGGCAGAGCCGCGTGGTGGGGGTGCGCATCCAAGCCATGATGATGGCCGAGCCTGTTTTCGTTCAGCCCGTGCCGACTTCCACGGTCTCCGGCGCGACGCCGCCGAGCGTGCCGCGAGCTCCTACGCCTGCTGCTGCCGCCAAGGAACGCAATCCGCTCTGGGCCGCGCTGTTCGCTTTCCTCAAAGCCATCTTCGGAAGGAAATGACCATGCAGAGCGCAAAGCCTTGGTGGCAGTCTCTGGCGGTTTGGGCTGGCGTGTTCTCGCTGCTCAATTCCGCAGGCCTCGCCGGCATCAACATCGACTTCTCGACAGGTGACTTCAACGGCAACATTCATGAGCTAGGCGCATCGCTGATCGGCTTCGTGACCAGTATCGGCATGATCTGGGGCCGTGTCCGCGCGAAGGCGAGGATCGGCAAATGATCGAAATCGCGACCGCGCTTCTGGAATCTCTGTTCCACAATCCGACCATCATCGCCGCTTTCATCGGCATCATCGGGGCGATCGGCTGGGGCTTCCACCAACGACTTTCCGGCGCCAAGGCCGAACGCAACAGGCAGGCTGTGGATCGCCTGGCAGCCCGTGACGAGGCAGACAAGATCGACCAGGCCGTTGCCGGCATGTCTGACGCCGAGGTTATGAAGGAGCAGGCCAAATGGTCGCGCCCAAAATCCTAGCCCTGGCTGCCTTCATAGCCCTTGCCGCCTGTCAGCACGCGGGCGGCAGTTTCTGCGACCTCGAGAAGCCGAACCGCAATCCCGTCGTCGACATGACGCCGACAGAAGCGCGATCGGCAATGGCACACAATCTCAAGGGCGCCAAACTATGCGGCTGGAGGCCATGATGCACGAATTCCTCGACTTCCTTGGCATCAAAGGCCCCGTAGTGGCTGCCGGCCTCGCTGGCGGCATTCTGCGGGCGCTGTCGCGCCATCGCTACAAGATCCGTGAGATGATCGCCTCGCCGATTTGTGGGGCGTTGGCGGCGGCCTACCTGACGCTGCCGACCGTGGCCTATTCCCAAGCGATCGGTCTGCCTATCCCTGATGCCAAGGATGAAACGACCATCCTGGCCGCCGCTTTCCTGATCGGAGTGTCGGCAATGTGGATCTCGGATATCCTTTTCGAGTTCATCGTGCGGAAGCTCAGGCCGGCAACCGAAGAATGATCCCCTTCGCCATTGAAGTCGTCGTAAGCACCAACTCGGGTGTCGACGGTTTCGAAGATACTAGCGATTCGCACTTCTGGAAGGAATATGCTTCTCTGCTAGTATCTTGGGGAGGGGCAGTATGCGAATTGTGGTTGCAGCAACTGTTTTGCTTTTTTCAATTGGGGCAGCGTCCGCCGATGAAGTCCAAAGCGCTTTCTTCGTGCCGAGTATTGGAGGGGAGCCGGCGAAGGTATTTTACGATGGCACCGATGAGTTAGGTCTAGTCATTGGTGGAAAGTTCGATGCGCCACCTCAGAAATGCCCTAGTGGCGCATACTGGATGACCACCAAGGATACGCTTGTCAGTTGCGCTGGGCAGATAGAGTTCGAACTCGCCCCGCTAGATCCCAAATCATTCGCGGCGCTAAGTGCCCAAGACAGGATAAAGCTTGCCGGAGTGAGAAAGCTAGTCCCGGTATTCACGAGTGGGACAGAGACGGATGAGCATCCGCCAATGAGAAAAGAACCGTCACAGAAGGGGAAAAGGCCATGACTGAAGGCACGACGGTCCCGGACGAAAAGATGGAAGGTCGAAGAGAGCGCCTATACGGCTTTAAGACGGACGTTAGCGCCAAGCTCAGCGACATTGTAAGGTTCATTGGCTTGGGCCTAGTGGCCATTTTCTACACCATCAAGACAGGAAACACTTACGTCTCCTTTGGTTATCTCCAACTTGGGCTTCTGTATCTTGTCGGCCTTAGTGGCGTTTTTGCAATCCTGCTAGATTACATCCAATACGCGAGCAACTATGTCAGTGTCGATGAGGCTTTGAATAGGCCGACCTTGCGATACGACAAGGACTCCAAATCCTATCGCAGGGCCGAATTTGCGTTTGCCTGGAAGCAGCGTCTTACCTTATCCGGGGCGCTCGCGCTCATCGCGTTGGTAGTGCTGACGTGAAGTCTATCGCGCGACCCACCGAGCTGGGCGCCGCCTCCACTTTCTCAGGGCATACCCCTATTAGAATATTCTAATTTGCATTATTATCTACTGCCGTGCGGGAAACACGTGAGGGGCAGGAACATGCAACTACCTTCCAAAGTGACCGTTCTAGCTGTGTGCTTGGTCGTGTGGACGCCTTCCATTGGTGTCTGCGCAGATATGCTACAGTCTACATTGCCCGCGCCGGATGCCTTTGCCCAGCAATTGGTCGGCGCCTACGGGGCCGCTATTGGTGCACATGTTGGGTGCCATGATCGTACCTCTTGGGCACAAATCAATGTGCGGGGCGGCAACTTAGTGGCAATAAATGAGTGCGGCCAAGGTGCCAATCTCACGCTCGATGGGAACCAGACGATTCACTATGGCCCCACGATCACCGGGCGTTACAATGACTATCTGGGTGTCATTTATTTTTCGAACGGCGTCCAATGGGTAAAGGCCGGCGGTCTGGTTGCGAAAGCGCTCGGTGATTACCCTTATGTTGCTGATGGCTTATGCCACGACCACTATTGGCATGCGAGTGTCGAAGTAGTGCAGGGACGGTTCCTAGCCAGAAACGAATGCCACCAGATCACACAGCTTCAGATCACCGATAACGGAAACTTTATCGCTACCGGCTGGAGGAAAGCACTGGGCGTCCCTGACTATAACGGCACGGTCTCTTGGAACACCGGCACGGATTGGTACAAAACCAGCCCCTAGTCTGGGGCATAGGCTCATCGCGCGTCGAGCGAATGCAAGCGGCTTAGAATTTCGCATTCGCCGCCGCCATCCTGCCCGCCATGGCCAAGGCGGACAAGCGAACTTCCGATCAGCAGAAGCAGGGCGAGACCCTTCGCAAAGAGGCGTCGAAGTGGCTCGCGCGTGTCGAGGCGGCCGGCAAGCTTGAAAAGCAGTGGATGGACGACGCCGAAAAGGCGGTGAAGGCCTACACCGGCGAAACCAAGTCCGACGACCTGAGCACGTCTGCCACGCTCGGCAACACCTACGACTTCAACATTCTTTTCGCCAACGTCGAGACCATCGTTCCGGCGATCATCAACAGTCCGCCAGCGCCTGACATTCGGCGCCGCTTCGCCGACGAGGATCCTGCAGCAAAGGACGTCGCAGAGCTGATCGAGCGCGCCATTCGCAAACAGGTCGACGATTCCAAGCTCCAGGTCGAACTGGAGGGCGAGGCGCAAGACGGCTTCCTGGCGGGTCGCGGCATCATCCGGCTTCGCTTCAAGAGCGACATCGTAAAGGACGAGACGACCAATGCAGAGCTAGCCAAGGCGAGCGACGAGCGGGACGGGGGCAAGTCAGAGGAAGCCACGACCGACGACTACGGGGCAGCGGCACCAGGCGCAGCGCCGGGCGAACGCCTCGCGAACGAGTGCATCGAATTCGAAGCGGTAAGCTGGCGTGACTACCGGCACGGTCCGGCGAAGCGCTGGAAAGATCGGCCGTGGGACGCATTCCGCTTCGTCGTGCAGCGCGAAGATGAGGGCGCGGTCTTCGACGCCGGCCTGATCAGCATCCAGACCGACGACCAGGAGAAGAAGGCGCGCGGCGAAGGCGATAGCGACCTGTGCGGCTGGGAAATCTGGGACAAGAGCAGCCGCAAGGTCATTTTCATCGACGACAATGGCGTTGTCCTGAAGAAGGTCGACGACCCGCTTGGCCTGAGCGATTTCTTCCCGATCCCGGCGCCCGTGCAGCCGATCGAGCTGACCGGCAGGCTAATGCCGGTCAATCCGTTTTCGATCTACAGCAGGCTCGCCGACGAGTTGGACCTGACGACAAAGCGCATCGGCGTCATCACCCGGCACATGAAGGTCAAGGGCTGGTATTCCGGCGACGCTGGTGACATCGCCAACATGCTGGCGGCCGATGACACCGAATTCGTGCCGATCGGCAATGCAGACATCTGGGCGGCCAATGGCGGCCTGTCTGGTGCGGTCGCGTTCTGGCCGGTCGAGAAGTTCATTCTGGTGCTGAGGGAGCTCTACAGCGCCCGCGAACAGACCAAGCAGGCCATCTACGAAATCACCGGCATTTCCGACATCGTGCGCGGCGCTTCCCAGGCGAGCGAGACCGCCACGGCGCAGAACATCAAGACGCAATGGGGTTCGCTGCGCATCCAGAAGATGCAGCGCATGATGGAGCGCTGCGCACGCGACATCTTCGTCATGATGGCGGAAATCATCCCGGCGAAGTTCTCGCATGAGACGCTGCAGCAGATGACCGGCGTCCAGATCATCCCGACGCAGCAGGATCTGACGCCGGTGCAGCCGCCGCCGGCGCCACCGCCCGGCGCTCAGGTGCCACCCGAGCAGCAACAGCAGCTTCAGCAGGCCATGCAGGCGGCTCAGCAGGCCGAACAGCAGCGGCAGGCTAAGTTGGCCAAGCTGGAGTCGATCCAGCAGCTTCTGACGCAGCGCCTGGCCATGATGTACCGCATCGACGTCGAGAGCGATTCAACAGTCAAGGCGGACCTGACCAGGCAGAAGGCAGAGACGGCCGAGTTCATGCAGGCGGCCGGCGCCTATTGGGCCGCCGTCGGTCCGCTGATCCAGCAAGGCGAGATGTCGAAGGAAGTGGCGGTCGAAATCTTCGCCGCGAACTCGCGCCTCTTCAACCTCGGCAAGTCGGTCGAGGACGTTCTGGAAAAGATGGTGACCGATGCCAAGGCGCAAGCCGGCCAGCCTCCGCAGCCCAGTGCCGAACAACAAAAAGCTCAGGCGGACGCGAAGGCGCGAGAAGCGGACCAGGCGGCGAAAGTCGCTGATGCAAAGACCAGGCAGGACGCCGCTGCGCAAGACATGCAGTTCAAGCGCGAACAGCACGACATGACGATGGCTGAGAAGCGTCTGGACCTTCAGACGAAGCGCCAGGCCGCGCGCATCGACCAGAACCAGGTCCTGCTCGCCAACGGCATCGTGCCACCGCCCGACCCCGAGCAGATCGACGGCCAGGCGGTGCTGAAAGAGATGGCCGCGCAGCGCGACATGTTCGGGCAGGCGCTTGCCGCGCTCATTCAAGTGCTGTCGCAGCCGAAACAGATCGTCCGGGACGCCCAAGGCCGCGCCGTGACGGCGATCCCGATGCAGCTCCCACAATCAGGAGCCCAGGCAAATGGCTACAACCAGTGAAGTCGAGGTAGGGATGGCTGCCATCGCGCAGCGTCTCAGTGACCAGCGTCAGGTGATGATCAAGGTGAAGGCGAACGCCAGCGTGGCCTCGACGGCCCTTGCTGCGATCCCGAACGACTTTGCCGACGTCATCGCCACCGTCAATGCGTTCGGCACCAGCAACGCCTATGAGGCCGCCGTGAAGGCCCAACTCGCCAAGATGACGGCCGAGTTCACCGCCCTGAAATCGAAGGCTGATGCTGTCGCCGCGGTGGATCTCAATAGCTGATGTTCGGCGATAGCGGCCAGTTCTACCCTTACCAGCCGATCCAGTTCATGGATGGATTGCTGAACCCGTTGATTGGAGTGGCTCCAACATTCGATGTGGTCGGCACTCCTACGAGCGGCGATAACGGCTCATCCAACACCACCTCCACCACAGTTACCTTTCCGACCGGGATCATAGCCGGCGAACTGCTCCTGTTGTGGTTTGCTTCTGACAACCTCATCACACCAACTACGCCGTCCGGCTGGACCAGCTTGTACACCGCCTCTAACGGCGGCATCCGCTTTACCGGCTACTACAAGCAGGCCAGCGGCTCAGAGGGCGCTTCGATGGTCGTTTCTCATGGCAGCTGCCAGACTGCCTGGGGATGCCTGCGCGTCACTGGGCAGACCAGCTCCGTTCCGGAAGCTACGTCGGTTGGCGCGAGCAGTTCTGCTCCCAACCCCCCTTCACTGACACCTTCCTGGGGCTCTGCTAGTGACCTTTGGTTCGCCGCGGCGGCGCAATGGGGCTTCTCCATCACTGCCGGTCCAGCCGGATACGCCAACGTCATCAACAAGGCGAAGGGCACTAACAACTTTGCGCTCAGGGTCGATTATCTGAAAGCAACGGCGACGAGCCAGGACCCTGCCGCATTTGCCTCTGGCGGTTCCAACTCCAACGGCGCCAGTACAACGGCGGTGCACTGAGATGCGCATTCCGAGCGGCAAAACCGACCAGGCCATTTACTTCGTCGCCGTCGACAGCACGGACCTGAAGACCCGGAAGACCGGCCTGTCGTCGTTCACTGTCTATCGCAGCCGCAATGGGGGCACCGCGACCGTCTACACCACGCCGACCATCACCGAACTGTCGGCGGCCAACATGCCGGGGGTCTATTCGCTGCTGATCGACGAGGACACCACCATTGCGTCGACTTCGGACGCGGAAGAGTATTGCGTGCATATCACGCAAGCGAGCATGGCCCCGGTGTCGCGTGTCATCGAGCTTTTCCGGCGAGACACGACGAGCGGCACCACAGCGTTGGTCGACGCCAATGGTCGCGTCGACGTGATCAAGATTGCCGGCACCACACAGACAGCGCGCGACATCGGCGCGAGCGTGCTGCTGTCGTCCGGCACCGGCACCGGCCAGGTGAGCCTTGCGGCCGGCATCGCAGCGGTGAACGTCACGCAATTCGGCGGTGCCGCCGGAACCTTTTCGGGCGGCAGGCCAGAGGTCAACACCACGCACGCCGCCGGCACCGCCTGGAACTCTGGCGCGATCACGGCGAACACCTTTGCGGCCGGCTGTATCACCGCCGCCAAGTTTGCGGCCAATGCCCTCGATGCGGTCTGGTCGACCGCCACGCGCGTACTCACCGCCGGAACGAATATCGTGCTGGCCAAGGGAACCGGTGTCACCGGCTTCAACGACCTCGATGCGGCCGGTGTTCGTGGTGCCGTCGGCATGGCATCGGCCAATCTCGACACGCAGCTTTCGACGCTGTCGGGCAACGACACCACCATCAACAACAACCTGCTGGCGGTGAACACGAAGCTCGGCGCGCCCGCCGGCGTATCCGTCTCGGCCGACATCGCCGCCATTAAGTCGGACACAGGCGCGATCAAGGCAAAGACCGACAATCTGCCCGCTGCACCGGCTGCGGTGGGCGACATCCCGACGGCAAACCAGAACGCCGACGCGCTGCTTGACCGGGCTTCCGGCGTCGAAGCGGGCATGACGCCTCGACAGGGCTTCCGCCTCTGGTCTGCGGCGCTGCTCGGCAAGGCGAACGGTCTCGGGACCGGAACGGCCATCTTCCGCGATACCAACGACACGAAGGACCGCATCAACGCCTCGGTCGACCAGGACGGCAACCGGCTGGCGGTCATTCTGGATCCGAGCTGATGTTTGCTGATCGCTATTTCGGCAAGCGCTATTTCGGAAATCGATACTTCGGCCCGCACGGCGCCGACGTCGATTCACTTTTCAAGCCGGGCGGCGGCTACTATCGCAAGCCGATCAAGTACGTCCGCGATGGAAAGGTTGTCCACCTCGATCAGCCGCCGCCCGCACCCGAAGTGGTCGAGTGGCCAGCCCTTTCGACGGATGTTGTCGCAGCGCTTCTCGCCGGCTTCCAGGCCCCGCCGATCGAGTTGCCGGACACGGCTGCATTGGAGCGGCGCCTTGGCCGCATGGTGATCGATGGGGAGATGGCCGCCATGCGCGACGATGACGACGCCATGCTGCTTCTGCTCATTTGACAGACAATTGCTGACAACTTCTAGCGTTTTAGTAGCCGCTGAAACGGAACGTACGCCAGATTTTTCGTGAACGGATCGAGTTCGTCGACCATCCGACACAGTTGAAACTCAAGCGGCTTAGAATTTCGCGCGACGCCTCGCACCCTGTACCTGCCCGAAAAGCAGGACAGGAAATTGGCCAGGTACGTTTTCCGCGATGGCATCTTCGTCGACCGGCAGACCGGCGTTCCGATGGAAAAGCCGTTCGCTGGCCAGATCGTCATGCCGAACGTCATTTCCGACATCCCGGATTACGCCTCGCCGATCGACGGCCGAATGATCACGTCGCGCTCTGAGCGCCGCGATGATCTGAAGCGCAACAATTGCGTCGAATACGAGCCGTCCCTGTCACCGACGAAGGGCAAATTTCGCAACCCCGATTTCTGCAAGAAGCGGGGTCTTCAGGTGTCAGAGGAATTTCGATGAGCACTACCGTAGCAGAAAGCTTAGCCAACAACGCCCCACCTGCCGGCGCACTCGCCGAGGCCGCGAACAGCAATGCGGCAGCGGCCGATGCTGCCGACGACGCGGCGCTGGAAGCCATCTGGAACAAGAACGAGCGCGACAACGGCGCCGAGCGGGACGAAGGCAAGTTCTCCAGCCCGAATCCCGAGAAGAAGGCCGACGCGAAAGCTGACGCCGGCAAGGTATCGCCCGAGGGCGGTGGCGGAGAGGAACAGGCCGGCGGTGGTCTGACGCCTGACGCAGGGTCGGTTCCTCTCCCGGCCAACTGGCAGGGCATCAAGGGCGGCGTTGCCGAGAACGTCAAGCAGGCTTGGGAGAAAGCGCCGGCCGAGCTGCGCAAGTTCGTCGCCGAGCGCGAGCAGGAGCTTCAGGGCCGTCTGTCCGACCACGGCCGACAGGTTTCGGTTTACAAGCCCATTCAGGAAATCCTCGATCGCAACGGCGGCTACTTCGACCCGAACACGGGCAAGAAGATGGCTGACGGCAAGGTCGTCACGCCAGCCCAAGCAATCGAGTATCTTTTCAACGTCCAGCAGAGCATGGACAAGGCTCCCGTTGAAACGATCATGAGCATCATCGACGGCTATGGCATCCGCGACAAGATTGCGGGTGTCTTCGGCCAGACCGTCCAGCAGGGCGAAACCGAATTGCGGCAGGAAATCGCCGGGTTGAAGCAGATGCTCGCATCTGTCCACAACTCCGCGAACATCGACGACCGCATAAACCAGAGGCTCCAGGAGCGCGACGCCACCACCGCCGCCAATGAAGAGTTGGGCCGCTTGTCAGCCGACAAGCCGCTCTACTCCGAAATCCCTGAGAAGCGGATGGTCACCTTCATCAACGATGCATGGGACCGGCTTGGAGCCACCGCCTCGAAAGAGGCCGTGTTCAACCTGGCCTATGACATGGCAGTCAACGCCGATCCCGATCTGCGGGCCAAGGCAGCCGCCGCGAAACCGGCCGCTCCCAAGGACACCGGAAAGGTCGACGCGGCCAAGCGCGCCAACTCCGTCAACATCCCCTCAACAGCGTCGGGCAAGGCTCGGGTTCTCTCCGAAGATGAAGAACTGGCCGCTGTCTACGACCGCAATCAGAAAGGCTGACCCCGATGGCTGGTCCGTCGACTACCTTTACTGAAATGGTGTCCACCACCCTTCGCAACAGCGCGACGGAAGTGGCGGATAATGTTTCGAAGAACAATGCCTTCCTCAACCGGCTGAAGAAGAAGAACAAGATCCGCAACCTTGACGGCGGTACCGAAATCCAGGTGCAGCTCGAATACGCGGAAAACAGCACCTATCAGCGCTATGCCGGCCTCGACACGCTGAACACCAACGGCTCGGACGTCGTCACCTCCGCCAAGTACGATTGGGCGCAGGTCGCCCTGCATGTCGTGTCGAGCGGCAAGGAGCTTCGCCAGAACTCCGGCAAGTTCGCGATGATCAACCTGGTGAAGACCAAGAAGAACAACGCGCTCAAGACGGCTGCCAACAACTTCTCCGTCGACCTCTACTCCGACGGTTCGCTGGCGAACCAGATCGGCGGCCTGGCCAACATCCTGCAGACCAACGGCCAGGGCATCGTCGGCGGCATCGACGCCGCGACGTGGACGTTCTGGCGCAACAAGTTCCGCGAGGCCACCGGCACCAACCTTGCCGCGACCCCGAACGCGGCCAATGCTGCGACCTTCAAGGCGGACATGAATGCCATCTGGCTCACCCTGAACCGCGGCGCCGACAAGCCGGACCTGATCACGTTCAGCCATGACTTCTACTCGCTATACGAGACCGGCGAGCAGCAGCTTCAGCGGTACATGGACGCCGACATGGCTCAGTCCGGTTTCATCGGCCTGAAGTACAAGACCGCCGACGTGATTTTCGACGACAACACGAATTTCACGACCACGGCCGAGAAGGGCTACTTCCTCAACTCCGACTACCTCTACGTCGACCAGCACAAGGAGGCGCAGTGGACGCAGGACGACGAGAAGAAGCCCGTCAACCAGGATGCGGTTGTCATCCCGTTCTATTGGATGGGCAACGTCGTCTGCACGAATCGCTCGCTTCAGGGCGTGCTCTTCGACGCGGCATAAGGAGCAAGTACGATGACCTCTTTTGTTGGTATCGACGTCACCAAGACGTTCACCGCCGCGCAGCTCACCGGCACCGAATCCGGCAAGGCACCGAAGATCGGCGACACCTACGAAGCATATGACGGCAAGGTCTACCGCTTCGTGAAGTACAACCAGGGCGCCGGTGCGATTGCCGCCGTCGTCGGCAACGTCGTCGGCTTCTACGCTGCCGGCGGTGTTTCTGCTGGCCAGTACAACGAAGTCACGTCCGACGTGTCTGACACCGCCGCCAATGGTGCGGGCGTTCTCGCCGGTGCGCCCGGCAACGGCGAGTACGGATGGATCCAGGTCAAAGGCCCGGCAACCGTCACCACAGCGCTCGTCTCCGGCGGCGATGGCAATGCGCTGATCCTCTCGGCCACCACCGACGGCACCCTGAAGGTGGCCGCCGCCGTGACCGACACGGTTTGCGCCTACGCGATCGACGCCTCGGCGAAGATCATCATGTGCGCATTCCCGTACTGACCGCACCTCGGGCGGGCTGTAACGGCCCGCCTGCCTTTCCTCTCGCAAAGGAGTGCCAGAGATGGCCGACAAGAACGAAGCCCCCGCCGAACCCGTCGCGGTCGATACCCAGGCCGGCATCTTCCCGAAATTCTGCAAGCTTTGGAACGGCGGCGAGCACCGCAACGCAATCAACCTCGCCAATGCCGAAAAGCTGTCTGAAGCCGAGTGGGCGGCGCTGCACGTCGAGTTTCCCCGCATCGTCGCAGTGATCAACCAGTAGGGCGCCGCTGGCGCCCATAACGTTTTCAGGAGCCGAAAAAAATGAGCGAAGCGCAGCCCCTTATCCGCGTGATCGGGTTCAAGACGAGCTACGAGAAGCTGCCGGTCAAGGGCGATCCGGTGAAGGAGAAGTGCGACCATAAAGGCTACAAGCTCGACGCCAGCAATCGGCGCATGCTTGAGCTTCAGCCCGAGGACTGGGTGACCTATTCGCCCTCGCATTCGCCGCTGAACACGCGCACCACCGAACGCATCCGGCATCTCATCCCCGACCCGTCGCTGATGGGCGAGGATCAGGACGGCGAAAAGCTGCGTTTCATGACCGCGCGCTGGAACCAGATCGAGCCGGCCTATGTCGCGTTCAAAAGCGGGCAGGAAATCCCGCTCAACGGGACCGCGCTCGCCGCCTGGTCTGGCGTCACTCCCGAGCAGGCCGAAGTGCTGCGCACCGCCGGCATCCGCACGGTCGAGGAAGTCCGCGACCTGACCGACGGGCAGCTTGACCGCGTGCGTCTTCCGAACATGCGTGATCTGCGCAAGCAGGCGGCGCTCTTCCTCGAGAACAGCGACGCAGCCAAGGCCGCCGAGCGCGAGGCCGCGAAGGATGCCCAGATCGCCGAGCTGGTCGAGCGTCAGGCCGCGATGGAAGCCATGATCGAGGAACTGACCAAGCCGAAGAGCAAGGGCAAGGAAGCTGCCTGATGTCCATCCTCGACGTGGTCAAAGGCGCCGCGACAGTGCTCGGCATGGAAGTGCCGACGCTGGTCTATGGCGCGACCGGTCGAGAGATGGTCGAGATGCAGGAACTGGCCAACGTCATGGCGTCCGAAATCGCGGATGCCCACGACTGGCAAAAGCTGCTGATCCTGAAGACGCTCACCGGCGACGGCGTGTCAGATGCGTTCGACATGCCGACCGACTTCCGGCGGATGCAGAAGACGTCGTCGCTCTGGTCGTCGCGTTGGCAGTGGGCAACCGAACACCTCACCAGCCCGGATCAGTGGCTTGAGCTTCAGGTGACGCCGATCGCCTCGGTGAACGGCTACTGGATCATCTTCGGCGACCAGTTCCACCAGTGGCCGGTGATGGCGAACACCGAAACCGCCAAATTCTTCTACGTGTCGAATGAGTTGGTGATGGCAAGCGACACGTCGAAGAAGACGATATTCACCGAAGATGCCGACAGCTTCCGGCTTTCCGAAGAGCTGCTGAAAAAGGCGATCATCGCCCGCTGGAAGCAGAACAAGGGCCAGGCCTACGAGCAGGATCTGGACGACTACCAGGACATGCTCCTGCGACGGATCGACAGCGACTGCGGTTCCAAGCCGGTCGTGTCCGGCCAGCAGCCCGTGAGTTGGCGCGGCCGGCGCGTAGCTTGGCCTGGCACGGTCACAGGTGCAGCGTGAGGTACGAGCGGTTTCCCGGCCGCCGGAAAGCCGTTCCGGCCCCTGCGCGCGCCATGGCGCAACCCTTCACGTTCGGCGCGCCGGTCGCCGGCTGGGTGACCAATCAGAGCCTGGTGAAATCCAAGCCGTTCTCGGCTCAGACGCTTGAGAACTGGCTGCCGACGTCGACCGGCATTATGATGCGCGGCGGCTCGGTCAAGCGCGCCACGATCGGCAGTGACCCTGTCGAGAGCTTCATCACGTACAATGCCGGCGGCACCAAGAAGATTTGGGCGTGCGACGAGACGACGGTTCGCGACGTCACCGCGCCCGCCGATGCTGTCACGCCGCCGGCCGCGTCCGTCACCGGCCAGACGTCGGGCTATTACTCCTACGTCAATTTCACGACGTCGGGCGGCTCGTTCGTCGTGGCAGTCAACGGGACCGACTTCCTGCAGCTCTATTCGACGACGTTCGACTGGACGGCCGTCAACGGCCTCGCGACCTATCGCCTGAACTTCGATGCCCAGACGGTCAACTTCATCAACGGCCAGGTCGTGACGGGCGGCACGAGCGGCGCGACGGCGACCGTGGTCAAGAACGTCGACAACGGCGCGACCGGCTCGCTGATGATTCAGTCGATTACCGGAACGTTCGTCGACAACGAGACGATCACCGGCGCCGGCGGTGGCTCGGCCACGGCCAACATTCCAGGCGGCGTCGTTCAGGTTTCGGCCGCGATCACCGGGGTTGCGACCAACGCGCTGTCTCATGTCTGGCTCTATCGGAACCGCCTGTTCTTCATCCAGGGCGGCACGATGAAGGCCAGCTATCTCCCGGTCGATTCCGTGACCGGCGCGCTCGGGACGCTGAACCTGTCCGGCGTGTTCCAGCGCGGCGGCTCGCTCTTGTTCGGCGGAACGTGGTCGCTCGATGCCGGCGATGGCATCGACGACAAATGCGTGTTCGTCACCACCGAGGGCGAGGCGGCGATTTTCGAAGGCAGCAACCCGGCCGGCGCGACCGCTGCTGAGTGGAACCTGGTCGGCCGCTATGACCTCACCACGCCCATGGGCAAGCGCGCCACGATGCGCGCCGGTGGCGATCTGATCGTGGCAACGAAGGAAGGCATGGTTCCGATCTCGGCCGCGATCAACAAGGATGCGGCCGCGCTGTCCCTTGCCGCCGTCTCACGCAACATCGAGCCGGACTGGAAACATGAAGCGGCCCGCCGCCTGTCGTTACCTTGGGAGGTAATCAAGTGGCCGGACATGAACTATGCCATCGTCTCGCTGCCGATCACGGCCGAGGGGCAAGAGGCCTGGTCGTTCGTCGTCAATCTTGAAACCGGCGCCTGGTGCAAGTTCGTCGGATGGGCGACCCGCTGCATCGAACTGCACGATAGCCGGCTGTTCTTCGGGACGAACGACGGCAAGGTCTTCGAAGGCGAGATCAACGGCAACGATGACAGCGGGCCGATCTACTACACCTATGTCGGCAATCCCGACCACATGAAGACGCTTGGCCGCCTGAAGACCGTGCACCAGGCGCGGCCGACCTTCCTCGCCTCGACGCCGTTCAACCCGAAGATTTCGTTCTCGGTCAACTACACGGTCACGCTGCCGACCGCGCCGGACGCGGCGGATGGCGGTACGGCTGACCTGTGGGATTCCGGCCTGTGGGACGTTGCCCTTTGGGACCAGGCGGCACCGGTGGCGACTGTCAGCGGTGGCCAATGGATCTCGATCGGCAAGACCGGATACGTGCTGCAGCCGCAGGTGCAGGTCACCGGCTTTCTCAACCGCCGCCCTGATGTCGAATTCGTGCAGCTCGACGTGACATTTGAAAATGGCGGGGTGGTCGTATGAGCTACGACATCGCCATTGAGAACTTCAACGAGGCCTGGCCGGAGCTCGAACCGCTTAGCCGCCGGCATTACGGCGAGATGCAGGCGCGCATGGCGGCCGAGGGCATGACGATCGGCGAGTTCAAGCCGCGCCTGAACGTCTACGGCTCGGCCAGTCATCTGCTCTGCTTCGTGGTCAGGAACGAGGGCGAGGCCGTGGGCTACGCCTTCATCTGGATCACGCAGGACATGCACAACAGCGAACACATCGCCATGGAGGACACGATCTATATGCGGCCGGATCACCGGAACGGCATCGGACGCCGTTTCACCAGGCACATCCTGGCCGAACTCAAAGCGCGCGGCTGCGTCAGGGCGCACGTGACCATCGCCACCGATCTGCGCGTTGCCAAGATGTGCGAGCGCGTTGGCTTCAAGCGGTCGGCAATCGCAATGACCTATTTCCTTCAGGAGGCCTGACAAGATGTGCGCGCCCGATCCTCCCGCCCCGCCGGATCCCAAAGAAACCTCTGCGGCGTCGACTTCCACGAATGTCGGCACGGCTGTCGCCAACGCGAACCTTGGCAACGTCAACCAGGTCACGCCTGACGGTTCGCTGACCTATAAGCAGTCCGGCACCTATAAGTGGAACGACCCCTATACGGGCAAGTCCTACGACATCCCGACCTACACGGCGACGCAGACCCTGTCGCAGACGGGGCAGGCGATCAAGGACCAGACCGACCAGGCCAAGCTCAACCTTGGCGAACTGGCCGCTGGTCAGTCGTCGTTCCTGAAAGACTGGTTGTCGAAGCCTGTCGACCTGTCGAACGACGCGACCGAGGCCCGGCTGATGGACCTCGGCATGAAGCGGCTGCAACCGGCGCTGGACGCCCGCCGCGCGGCAAATGAGGCGGACCTGATCAACCGAGGCATCCGTCCGGGTTCCGACAACTACGCCCAGGCGCAGAACATTCAGAACCAGGGCGAGAACGACGCCTATGATCAGCTCCTGCTGCAGGGTCGTGGCCAGGCCGTGCAGGAAGCGCTGGCGCAGAACTCGGCGCCGATCAACAACCTGACCGCGCTGCTGTCCGGTTCACAGGTGAGCCAGCCGAATTTCGTCAACGCGAACATGCCGACCATCCCGACGACCGACGTCGCCGGCCTGATCAACACCAATTACAACCAGAAGCTCCAGAACTGGCAGCAGAGCCAGGCGAATACCCAGAACATTCTGGGTGGCCTGTTCTCTCTCGGCGCGTCGTTCATCTAGGAGGGATCATGGGTTTCATCTTCGGTCCCGGCCAGCAGTACCAGACGCCCGAGGAACTGGCGAAGGCTCGCGCCGTTGCCGAGGCGCTGCTCAACCAGCAGCCGATCGCGCACAATGTTGGCGAAGGCCTTGCCGTGGTCGGACAGGCGATCAGGGGCAGGCGCGACCTGAACCGCATCATCAAGGCGCAAGGCGACATGCGTGCCGGCGGTGACGGTGTCTTTTCGGCGCTGTTCGGCGGTGGTGCACCGGCAGCAACGTCGACCGTGACGCCGCGCGGCGGCGGTGCGGTCGCTTCGGCCCTTGGTGGCGGCTCGATGGGCAGCGCTCCGGACCTTTCCGGCAATGACGTCTACAACGGCTTCATGGATACGGTGAAAAGCAAGGTCACCAATCCTTACGGCCTCGCTGCCGTCGCCGCGACCGCCAACGCCGAAAGCCGCTTCAGCCCGAAGAACGCTTTCGGTTCCTGGTCGGACCCGAGCGAAAGCGGCCAGGCTGGCACTGCCGGCGGCATCCTGTCCTGGCGGGGTCCGCGCTTCGCCGCGATGCGTACCTTTGCCGGCAGCAATGGCGGCGATGCAAATGCTCCGTCGCCCCAGCTTCAGGCGCAATATTTCCTGCAGGAAGACCCCGGCCTGATCGATGCGCTGAATGCTGCGAAATCGCCGGAAGAAGCGCAGCGCCTGATGAACAACGCCTGGAAATTCGCCGGCTACAACCGTCCCGGTGGCGAGGCCGCGCGCCGCATTTCCATGGCCAATTCCTTCACATCGCGTTTCGCCGATGCCGCGCCGGTAAACGTGGCGAGCCTCGAACCGGGCGCGGGCGTGTCGGCGGCGCTGAACAAGCGTCCGGCGCCGGACGGCCCGGCGGCGGTCGCACAGCCTGTTCAGTCGCCGCGCGCGGCAGAACCGCCTCCGGTGGCCGCGAAGCCGGCTGCGGCGGCGCAGACGGTCGCACAGGCCAATCCAGCCTCCGGTGGTCCGACCGTGCAGCAACTTCTGCAGGCCTCACAGGATCCACGCCTGTCCGAGCAACAGCGAGGCGCCGTTAACCTGATGCTGAAACAGAAGCTCGACGAGCAAAATCCGGCAAACCAACTCGAACTGGAAAAGAACCGGCTGGAAGTCGAGAAGCTGCGCAATCCGCAGATTGAGCCGGGTGACAAAGCGCGCCTCGATTTCGACCGGGAGAAGTTCGCGGCCGAGCAAAGCAAGCCGATCGAGGTTGGTGGCGTCCTGGTCGATCCCAAGACGCACGAGCCCGTTTACAGCGGCCAGCAAACCGATTGGGAAAAGCTGGACGAGCGGACCCTGTACAACAAGCGCACGGGCGAGACGCGGGCTGTCAGCATCGGCAATGGTCCGAACGCTGGCCAGTTCCGGTTCACGGGCAATTCCGTCGAGGCTCAGGCGCTCAACGGCCTGATGGATGGTGGCGGCCTTACGGTCGAGCAGGCGCAGCAGCTCGCCGCCGGCAAGACGATCAGCGGCCCGAATGGCGAATTGCTGTTCCTCACGCCGCAGGGCGTGTTTGGGCAGGCTTCTGCCGGTGGTCCGGCTATGCCTGTAACGACCAAGGCGGCACCGTCCGCCGTGCCGGCACCCGAAGCTCCGAGCGCGCAAGCGAGCCCGCGCGCGGCCAATCCGCCGCCGAGCGAGAACGCCGGCATCCTGCCTCTCACGGGCGCGAAGCAGAAGCCGCTGAACGAGCAGCAGCAGCGCGACAACAAGCTGTACTCGGTGGTCGCACCCGAGCTGCAGATTGTCGAAAAGAACTTCTCGGCCCTGTCCAATCCGTCGGATCAGGCCCTGTCGGCTATCCCGCGCGGATCCGACTTTGGCGCCGAGTACCTGAAATCGCCCGAGTATCAGCGAGCGTCGAACTCGCTGCGCACCATCATCGCATCCTACCTCTACAGCGTGTCCGGCGCGACGGCGGCGCCGGCCGAAGTCGAGAACCAGGCGGCCATCCTGACGCCAAAGCCTGGCGAGGCGAAAGCATCCCTCGACGACAAGTTGGCGCGTATCCGGCAGATGGTCGACGCAATCAAGAGCGGTGGCGGTTCCGCGCCGGCTGGCAACGCGGGCACCGGTGGCGGCACGACCAGCAACGGCTTGAAGTGGAGCATTGAACCCTGATGCCTACGCTCAACATCCAAGGCCGCAAGGTACAGGTAGACGAGGGGTTCCTGTCGATGACGCCCGAGCAGCAGAATGCGGCGGTCGAAGAGATTGCCAAGTCTCTGCCGTCAGCAAACGCTGATGTTTCCGCGGCGGATGCCCGCGCGAAAGCCGGCATGGCCGCTGCTCAAAAGATCATGGATGCTGGTGGCCCCGAACCGGGGAGCGGTCACGACGCGCCCGGAATTGCCTCTCCCCGCGCCATGGGCGCGTCGGGAACGTTCCTCAATGCGATCGGCGAAGGCATTCCGATTGCCGGCCCCTATGTCGACAGGGGCCTGACTGCCACGGCGGCGGGTATCGGCTCGCTGCTGACCGGGGAGCCTGCTTCCGAGGTCAACCAGGAGATGACCGACATCCAGCAAGAAAGCCGTGCCGCGCACCCGATCGCGCGCACTGCCGGCAACGTGACGGGCGCCGTGGCCGGCACGCTTCCGGCGATGGCCGCAGCGCCTGAATTGTTCGGCATCGGAGTCGCGTCGACCCCGTTGCGGTTGCTGGCCAGCACAGGTTCCGGCGCAGCTATTAACGGTGCGGATGCAGCCGTGCGGTCAGGCGGCAACCTTAAAGAAGCAGGTATTGGAGCAGGCATCGGTGCTCTGACAGGCTTTGCCGCCCCATTTGTCGCTCCGCTTGTCGGCAAGGGCGTCAAGGCCGTCGCCGACCGGGTTCAGCTCAGCGCCATTGCCAAGGCGCTTGGCCTGGACAAGAGCGCCACCAAGATTCTGGCGAGCGCTGTCCGACAGGATGCCGTAGAGCCCGGCGCACTGGCGCAGCTCGGCGACAATGGCATGTTGATGGATCTCGGCCCGAACCTGCGTCATACCGCTGGCGCCATCGCGGCAACGCCTGGAGAAGGCAAGGCCATCGTTCGCGGCGCGATTGGTGCGCGCGATGCCGACGCCAACTGGCGCATCCGGTCCAGCCTCAACGAGACGCTTGGCGAGGCTCCTACGCCGTCGCGCATCATCGACCGCGCGACCCGCAACCAGGCAAGTCTACAGCCGGAATATAGGGAAGCCTTGCGCGAGGCCTCACTGGTCGATTCTGCACCAATCGCCCGCTATCTCGACGCCGAGGCCCAGACGCTGCGCGGCGAGGCGCAAAAGGGCGTTCTGCGGGTTCGGAACATGCTCAACTACACGCCGACGCCCGACGAAATAGCCCGCGCTCGCTCCGGCGGTCAGCCGCTGCCCGAGCCTGGGCTGATCAGCGACGCCGGGACGCTGCTGAACGCGCGGCACGCCGTCGATGACCTGCTGGAAACCACGCAGGGGAGCAACGCCCTGAACGCCCTTCAGACCGCACGCCAGGCGATCGATGATGAACTTCGTGCCGCGGTGCCCGGCATCAAGGAAGTGGATGCGAAGTACGCCGAGCTAGCTCGCCAGAAGGACGCCGTTCAGCGCGGCCAGACGGTGCTTTCCAGCGGCCGGGAAGCGCCGCGGCCCGACGAACTCGCCGAGGAAGTCAGGCAAGCCGCGCTGCCGCAAGGTTTGCAGGTGGGTCCGTCGGCCGTGCCGCTTCGCCTTCGTGAGGGCGCCCGCGCGGAGATCGAGCGCATTGTAGGCACCAACGCGAACGACCGCGTCGCGCTTCAGCGCCTGATCAAGGGGGAAGGGGATTGGAACCGGGCGCGCCTGTCGACCTTGTTTGGCTCCGACCGGGCAAAGGCGATTATCGATCTGCTCGACCGCGAAAAGCTCTTTGCCGACACGTCGAACATCGTCACGCGCAATTCCGAGACGGCGGCGCGCATCGCGGCCAGAGATGCCATCGACGGCGGTGGCAGCAGCGGTTTCGGCGTGCGCGAGGGCTTTATTGCCGGCGGCGCGCGCGGCGCAGCACGCGCGGCGGGTACTCGAGCTGTAGAGACCATCATCGACGCGCTGCGGAACGGCGGGAACGACAAGGCAATTACCGATATGGCTCGCAGCCTCACAGGCGGCCCGCAGCAGAGCGCCGTGCTCGATGCGCTGATGCGGGTTGGCCAGGGATCTAGGCTTCAGCAGTCACAGGTCGATCGTGTGGCGCGCGCTCTGCTGCTCAGCGGACCGGACGCCGTCGGTCGCCCTTGAACGGCGTTGCTTGCGGTCTTCGTAGATCCAGACCAGCAGCACCAGGAACATTCCGAACATCATTCCAAGGCTAAAGTCGAGCGACAAACGGCTTAGAAACCAGTCGGCACCTTGGTGGATGGCGGTCAGGACGGCAATGGTGATCACCGCTGCGATTAGCTGAAGGACGGTGGTTCGCGACATGGCGCGGAACATAATGCGAAACCCTAGAAAGCGAAAGGGATGCCCTGGCGCGCCGCTCTTGGAACAAATCCGACGAAGCGCTGTTGAAAAGGTGTCTGCGATTGTTCCCCTCAAAGCTTTCGCAGACTGGGTGGAAACACCGGCCCGCGTCCTTTGCCGAGAGGGCGCGGGTTCTCCATTTTAACGGGTCGCTGGATTCTTCCTGTATCTTTGACGGAAAACACCGCCGCTCCCGCCTTGCTTCTCAAAGTTCGGGCGAGCGCGGGGGCGATTGGATGGCGGGCCTTTTTTCGTATTGACAACGGAAGGCCGCATGGCGATGACAGCATCGATTCAAACACGGGGAACTGCATGACAAAGAAACCATATGTGAAGCCTTCACTAGCGAAGAAAGCGAAGCTGTCGACCGTGGTCGCATTCAGCCTGTCCGGGCCGCTTCCACCGACCTGAGACATCAGGTGCGTGGGACCGGCCCGCTGGCTTCGGCCGGCGGGCTTTTTTGTTTCAGCCGATCGCTAGCCTCCAGATACGCAATGTCTATTAGGTACGTCAGCAGATCTTCACCATCCTCACGCATCCGATGGCGGATTACGCCCAGCAGGGATGCAACAAAGCGCAAGTTCTCCAGCTTGCTTGGCGAATCCATGATGCGCCTCCTAAGTTGACGATTCGTGCTATAATATTAGCGTATGCTTTCGCGAACGTCCCGCCCGCAATATTTGGCATTTTGAAAAGGCGCCCTTAAGGGTCGGCGCCCGGCGATAGCGGGAGTAATCTCCTACCTTCTTCAATGGCTCATGTCGTCTTCCGTTTCGGCGCCACGTAGCTGGTGGCAAGCCGCACCGTGTTGAGCTTGACCGTGACTGGAACGCCAAGGTTCACCGTCACTCTGTCCTCGTCGACATGCGTGACGTCGCCCACCAGCTCAATCTTCTGCCCGCTGCTCACGTTTGGCGACCGATCTACGATCGAATGCGGCTGGTGGTAGGAAGGGATCAATACGGCGATCCGGTCCTCTGTGACGCGCTTGCGCACAGTAGCGGTGATTGCGACCTCGTCGCCGACTTTGATGCTGCCCTTCGCCATGCCGATACAACTCCGACACGGCAAATAGGTTCGCAAGTGATTGCTAATGTATGGTTGCAGGATTGTCAGAGAACTGACGGATCAACTCGTAACTGGCCGTGGCCGTTGACGCCATTGCATGACCTGCAAATAGGCCGCCGCGGCTGCGTCGCATTGATGGCGAGATGGGCCATTGGAGTGCAGGATGACTTCGGCCACGCGTCTTGGAATGCCGTGCTTCGCTGCAAAAAATCGACCTCATAGGGAAACTGGTCCGAGTCCGGGTCGCTGCTGTTCAATTGCTTGCCCAAATGATCCTCCGCCGGTGCCTGGGATCACATAGAACGAAGTCGGCCATCATTGGTTTCGGCCGCGCCGTGGTTTTCGTCAATGTGCTGGTGCCGGGGGCACGTATGTGGGCGAGGACACCAATCTTTAAAATTGTCTGGAACCATCCCACCCCATGGTATACTGTTCCCCTAGCGGTCGATTTCTCAGGAATGTAGCCGCCCTCATTGAAAGCCCGCCCGTGGCCCCTCCATCGTGGCGGGCTTTTCATTGGGACGGGCCACTGAATTAAGCGAAAACTCATGCCTGGAGCGTACTAAGCAGAGATGCCTTCACGCCAAACCTTAGTAGAGTACGCCATCCTCGCCACGTTGATCGTGGCAACAGCATGGATCGGGCTACACGACTGGTCATGGGCTTCCCAGTAGGGAGCTAGCCATCATCCTTTCGGAGGCAGAGTGCGCGGTGCCCCCCGCGTAGATTAAGCGAGCCGGGCGCTCGAAACAAAAGCTACCTTCAGCGGTTCTTCTTCATTGGAGGTAACAACCCATGTGCCCAGCAATCGACAATGGGGGTGATCGCCAAGCCCATCTAAAGCTGCTGGCAGAGCGACTGACGAGAGAAACTGGCATCAAGGAGGAAGAGGCCAAGCAGCTGATCGAGCTGGTTGGAACCGATTGGAATTCGCTGCTTCGCGAGGCTAGGTTCCTGAAAGGTCGACACTAGACGGTTGCCGGCCCGGCACTAGCGGATCCGCTGGATGCGGCCCTTTTCGAGACGAAAAACACCGTTATGACCGCCTTGCTTCTCAAAGTCGGTTTGTAGCTCATCCCAGGTGCCAAGATACTCTCCACAATCGTCGCAAGAAATCGGCGTCTCGGGACGAGCGTCATCGGGAATTCTCAGCCGGATGGTGAGGCAGTAGGGGCATTCCAACCGATGATCGAGGTATTTGGTTGCCATCGACCCGTTCAGGATCCATTCCACAAAGTCAAGATCAACGGTCTCGAAGCCGGTGAAATCGCGGACCATTTGCGCGGCGAAGTCGCGCCATCGGCTTTCGGGAATTTGCTCTTCATCAATCGCTCGGCGAAGGGCGTTTCGCAGGATATCGCTGTCGAGTGACGATACCTTGTCGCGTGACATAGCCTACCCCCCCGCACATAAGGCCTAAGCATCCCACCCGCGCATAGCTCCTGTTTGGTGCGGGCGACTTGGGGGGATTATACGCCGTCTTCAGGAATCGGCGAGCGGAATGTAACGACAATGGCCCGCACCGGAGAGGGGACGGGCCACAGCGTGGCCCAGCGGTCGGGGGTGTGGGGCTTGGGGTTCGCCCGCCGGGCCTACCGGCAAACTGGATAAGGGGACGTTTGTCGGCGGGCCGCATTATAGGCGGACATAACGGGATATAGAATAAGCAGCTGCCGTTAGGGCCATAAGCTGCGGTGACGGCCTAAGCCAAGCGGCGCTTAGAAACGGCCTGCAATAGTTCCCCTTCGTCCGTGAGCCCGTTCCGGAAAACGCTCACGATGTCCGCTGCGAGGTCTTCCCTCTGTTCCTTGTCTTGTTGTGCTAAGCGGAGTTCGACGCACAACTGGTCAAACACGCGCTGGAGCAAGTCCAAGTCAGCGGGTTCGAATACTCCGCTGTAATGCGATAACGGCATAACGGCAGCCCTCAAATTGCCGTCCCTTACCCTATTATTCTGCCACCAACTACGACCAACCTCAAGGCGTCCAGCAGATCCAAAAGGCCCGCCGCCAAGGAGTTAGCGGCGGGCAGTTCAGGGTTACCGCAGATGGAGGGGATAATCTCCTGCGACTGCTACCAATGAACTGGCGGGCCGTTGTTTCCTGTGCTCAGACCTATGCGTGCGGCCATCGGACCTCAGTCGCCAATTGGGACGTGAGGCGAGCTCGAGTTCACCTTCCCCAAAGGCATACCTTGCGGGCTGCCTAGACAGGGCGCACTGTAACGGGGCTTCGACACCTCCTCGATGTCGGTGCATGGCCCGGCCCGCGAAATCCTGTGTCACCTCGATAAAGCGAGCCGGGCTGTGGGTGTCTTCCCCGGTGACTTCCCGCCCGGTTCAACAGCGCCTCAGGCCGCGAGTATCCAGAAGCTCGGCAATATCGGCAATCAGTTCGCGAGCCCTGGCCAGTTCCGCTTCCGCCTGCTTCCGGACACGGTCATTTTCCTCGCGAAGCTTTTGCGCCCGTTTCATGGCAGCCGCGCTGATATCGAGGGAAGTCCAAGTGTCCATGCCGACCAACTCCAGGAGCGAGCAAATGTTCCGTTTGGGCGGCGGAACCTAAAGACCATCAGCCGCCTTGTCTCAGCATGAGCACCGAGACCAAGGTGGAAAGGGGAGAACGGCACGTTCGCGAAGGCAGGGCACGCATTGCTCGCCAGCGCAAACTCATCGATGAGATGACGCTCGGCGGCCACCGGACCGAGATGGCCCGAGGTCTATTGCAAGACTTCGAGGCGGTGCAAGGCGAACTTGAAATGCACCTGGACTTCCTACTCACATTCAACCGATGAGTGTTCGACATTGCGCGTCTTGCGCATCGGAGCCCCGCTCACAAAGTCTCAATTTGAATTTCAAAAATTTGGCTCCTATTTTGGGCCGGTGACCGAAGCGCCTATGAATGCAGGGGTGCAAGCGATGGCTACGCTGTTCGGAAACCGGATGCGCTATCTCAAGGCTCTCCGGATCGTTGCCGCGACAGAGCGTTCAATAGGGCGCTCCGCTTCACGGATGGCATCATGCTACAGCTTGCTCGAGATGTCTGAATCGCAGTTGCAGAAACCAGTACGGACCATGTTTGAAACGTCCGCCGTCCCGAAAGGTGAAAGCGGCCCGGCGGCGCTATTGCCGCCGAAGCCAGGCAAGCGCGGTCCCTATAACAAGCGCGAGAAATCTGATATCGCTTAGCGATGAAGGAAACCGTTCTGGCGATGCTGGAGCAGCATGTGCTTTTGGGCGAGCGACATATTGCGCGCCAGCGGGAGATTGTTGCCGACTTCCACCATAAGGGCTTCAGGGTAGACTTAGCCGAAGACCTTTTGACCCTGTTCGAGCAGATGCAGCGTCTGCACGTCGCTCACCGGGATCGGCTTTTGAATTCAACGCAAGGCTAGGCGAGGTTTTTGAGTCCCGGTAGCATGAGGGAATGAAGCGCAGCACGATCTATGCCGTCTATCACCCACCAGCGAACGGCCTGCCATACATGGCTGTAGTCATCGCTCCCGATGGAACGGCTACCGCCCGTCCATTCGAAACGGAGCAAGAGGCCGCAGCTTTCAACAAGCAAATGGCAGCGGCAGGACATCCCGGCAAGGCCAACCATTGAAGCACTACCCAGCCGTAGGGGAATGGCTACAGGCCCTTTAGCGTTACCTCTGGAGGTTAAAAAGCCCCAGCGCTGATGCAGGCCGATTCTGGGCGAGAGCGGGTTTAGTCAAGAGATTGCTAATTTATGCGAACGGCATAGGAACAAACGATCCCCACCCTCGTTGAAAGGGCTGGCCGGATGCCCTTGTGTCCCAATCCCCTCTTCCGGCTAGCCTTGAAGCCAAGCCCGCTGCTGTCCCCTCGGCAGCGGGTTTCGCATTAGTGCCACAGCATGTAGGCGCCCATGCCGGCCATTAGCAGACAGGCAGCCATGCCCATCATATCGCGCTGCCTGTATCGCCAGATCGCGCCGGCAAGCATCGAGGCGGTGATGGCGGCGATGTAGATCGGAATGGCCATACTTCGTCCTGCGCTCAAATTGCAAACCTGAAGACCGAATCTTCGTCGGTCAACGTGTCGATCCGACGAAGATCCTCTGTGCCGGCCATGGGCGCATCCAGCGACAGAAACTTGAACCTGTCATAGACCTTGTTGTACCGGCGGAGATGTTCCGCCACGCTTCTGCGGATGCCGTCCATCTGCAGCTTGCCTTCGAGCACGGCCAGCATCATCTCCCCGGCAACCTCATCTCGGATGAATTTCGGCAAGGCAGCCGGGATCGCGGCATAAACGGCTTTCATCAGGGCTTCGGGAGAGTGGTTCGCTTGCAGTATCGACCGCTTGCGGGCATATGCGGCCCTCTGTTGTGCCAGGATTTTGTCGCGGTCGAGACGATAAACCTCACGATGGCGGGCGTTTATCTCCGCGCGATTCTTGTCATGGTATCGTTTTGTGGATGCGGCAGCTGCTTCCGGATACCTCAACCGATACTGGGCCTGTCGCGCTATAAGAGCGTCCCGGTGCTTTTCTCTATATCTTTTGTCGGCAGCGTGTTGCCTTTCGCGTGTACCTGGCTTTGCTAAATATCTTTGCCGAGATAGGCGGACTTTTTCGGGATTGCGCGCGCGGTAGGCGCGTCGTTGCTCGCGTTTTTTTTCAGCTCGTTCGGCATCGGTCACAGCGCTCTCCATTGCTCGAGAGCCCGCCGCCTGAAGCTGACAATGACAGAGACGTCTGAGTCGCTCTAGCAGAGCCTAGGTCTGCCGGAGTTGAACGCCAGGGCGTCCATGGTTCAGGAATTCGACCCCGCGAGTTTCCAGCACGCGCTGGACTGCCTGGACGTTCTGTGCTCGGCCGGCAATTGGCCCGGCGCCGGCAGCTTCCATGCTGCGGATCGTGTTGACATTGACGTTAGCAAGTTCAGCCACTTCCTTTTGTTCAACTCCGACCAGTGCGCGGGCGGCCTTGAGCTGATTTCCCGTAGTGAGCATCCGTCCCTCTCAAATTGGTGTTTCTAGTTACCATACCTAGAAACCCATTGACAACCTCTATGCCTGCTTCTAGGTTATCAAACATAGTAAATCAGTTCCGATAACCAGTACGGAGAGAATGTGATGCCGAACACAACTGTTCGGGCAACCGCCGAAGGTTTGCCCGCAATCAACCGCCGCAAGGCGCTCGCCTTCCTAACCGGTGGCATTGCTGCTGCCGCCGTGACGGCATCACCCGTTGTCGCTAATGAGCCGCAGGCCTCAACCGTTCAAAACGTTCTGTCAGCCTGCCATGCGGCGGAAAATCGCCTTTGCATCTGCGAGGCTCGCGAGGCCTCGATCGCCGAAGCTCTCGGGGATGCATTGTTCCCTGAATGGAAGACGCCTAGCGGCGTCGCTTCTCGTTGGTCACACGTCCCGATCATTTTCCGCACCTCAAAAGCCCTAGAAGCCGAAATCGAGAGCAGGCGGGAGCTGATTGAAAAGTCCTTTGGGGGTGGTCTCATGAACCGGCCCGCCTATGAGCGATGGATGCGCGACATGGAGGCGCAAGGCGCAGAGGGCTTGGCGTGGCTCCGAGGGCAGGAAGCCGTCATCGACGCAAGCGGGTATCACGACGCGTCTGACCAGACCGATCAAGCCTTCGCTGAAGCGCGCGCTGCCTTCCAGGCCGTGATGGAACTGCGCTGCCAGACCATCGAGGATGTTCGCGCCAAGGCTGCCTGCATCATCCGCGTCTATCACCGCCTCGGCGTTGAAATCGACGGTGACGACCTCGTCGCCTGCATGACGTCGCTGTGCGAGGAGGCGTGACCATGGGCGAGGTAGTTCAATTCTGCCTTCGGCCGGCGCCGGGCGCCAAGGACGAACTCGCCGAACTCTTGGTCTGGATCAAGCCCGCCAGCGACTGGTGGACTGGCCGCATGCAGATCGAGCTGGCCCATCATTTTCGTATGACCGCGGACTTTCGGCGCATACTCGTGGCGCACGCATTGGGCAAAGGAAGCCCGGAGGCCGCCGAAGCGAGCCGGCTCGCAGAGAAGGCCTTCCAAGCATGGCGGGTCGAATGCCTGAAACAGGTATTCATCCCCGCCGAAGCCGTTCGTCACCTTCGATGGAAACAGGACTGGTTGCGGCAGCATGGCGGCGGCACTCCTGAAACGGCGCTGGCAATCGCCCGCGACGAGGCGGCGCTGGTCGATCGCCTAGGAGCGGTCGCGCGACAGCAGGCGGGACGTGCACGCCGGAAGGCGGTGCGGGGATGA